TTCGATCACAAAAGCAGTGAAGCGATTAAAGAACTTCGACATAACCGGCATCAGCTCGGCACCAACAAGCTTCCCGACGCCACCCATAGCAGTCTGCATGTTGGTCATTTCGTCGGTGAATTTCTCCGCCGCTGCCAGGTCTTTATCGCCCAGCACGTAGCCCAGCTCTTCAGCGCGCTTGCGCAGGCGTTGGATTTCCTCGGACGACGTTTGTGCAATCAGGCCCATTTTTAGGCCTGCACGGCTAAAGGCGGCGGAAGCCATGGCGTTGCGCTCTGATGCGTCGGTTGATTCGCGCATTGACTGTATGTAGATCTCGAAAGCCTGCTCTGTGGACTCGGTCGCCTTGAGCGTTTCGTAAAGGGCGGGGTTCATTTCTTTGAGCTGGGTTGCCAGGGCGCCGCTACCCCGGGTTTTTAGCTCGCCCAGGCGCTTACCGAAAGCTGATAGCGATTGATTAAAGGTGCCCTGGGCAACGCCTGAGCGCTCAGCTGCAAACTGGTACTCCTGGAAAGACTGGGCGTTAAACCCTATTGAGCGAGATGTTTTTGCAACCTCATCGCCCGCTGTGGCTACTTTGCTGGTTAACCCGACCGCCGCAGTGCCTAGGCCAATCGCCGCGAAGGAGGCATTTCGTAGCGTGCCAACGGATTTCCCAACCTGGCCCGTGAAGCTTGAGTAGGCTCCGGATACCCGCGCCCGGGCTCTTTCGACCCTTAACAGTTGATCCTGAGTTCGCCGCAGCCTTTCCATCTGCCCGGTTAGATCGCCGTACTCTTGGCGCAGGCCGTCGACGCTCTTACCCATTCGGCCAAAGGTGCCAATGGATTTTCCAAGCGTTTTTTGGCGCCGCTCAACCGTTCGGATGGACTCACCCACCTCGCCGAGCCGTTTCTTGGTCGATGTGAGCCCCTTGGTCAGGGTGCGGCCAACGCCGCCGCCGATGGTAATCGTTGCATTAAGCCGCTTATTTGCCATCGTGTTTCGGTAATCCGTCTATCCACCAGAATAACTGGCTGGTTCTTAATGCGGTGATATCCGCCAGCGACCAGCCGGTGTGGGACGCGAGAGCCAGCACGCCACTTCGTAAGTCTTCAGCTCTTACTCGGTAAAAACCTCAAGGGCGCCTTGCAGCCGGCGGTAGTTGCGCATTGTCATGGCCTTGATCTGTTCCGGCGCAAGGCTGCACAGGTTTGCCATTAGCGTAACTTCACGGTAAGCCTCACTGGCCTTGATCGCCTGCACGTCCAGTTGATCCTGCACTGTCGGCTCACGCATGGTGACCCGGCTTGTCTGGGTTCCATCCAGGTCGATGGGCGTGGCCAGATCTATCAAGAAGCCGTCGCTGGTTTCAGTCAGGTAATCGGGATTTTTTTGCTCAGACATGGGTATTGCTTTCCAGTGTTGGGTGGTGGCTTGAGGCGTTAAATGCCCAGGGCCGAGCGGATTTCCGCCAGCCGGTCAGTGCCGTTAATGGTGCGAATCATGTTGCGCACATCGATTTCGTGCACCAGCTGGCCGTCGTGCTCAAGACTGTAGTAATTCAGACGGACAGTGACAGCCATGGGTGCCATTTGGCCCGGTTGCCAGGTGCCAGAGTCGATCACAGTGATCTTGCCGCGCATCTTGTGGATGACAGATTTAACGGTGCCATCCACAGATTCCAGCGCACCACGGGCCGTGAAAGGGATTTCATTGCCTTCAGCGACACCGAACTGGCTCAGGATTTCGCGGTCGTAAGCGATCAGGTTGAAGCTCGTTTCCAGTGGCTCCATTCCCATATCAATCGCTTCGGCGGCGTCCATGCCGCCGGCGCGGAAATCCTCAGTCTGAACCGTCAGCACCGGGGGCGTGTAGTCCTGCAGCTGGCCGGCATAACCGCGACCGTCAACAAACAGGTTGATGTTCTTGAGTACGTCGCGAGCAGCCATTATTCAAACACCTCTGTGATGTAGTCGTTTACCAGCATGGAGCGGAATGTGATGTGCTCGGCGGGGTACGGCGGCGTGAACTCAAAGTTGAAGAACACCTTGCCTAGCTGAATGTTTGCCGGGGTGTTCAGGTCTGAATCGGGCCAGCATCGGCCACCGAGCAGGGCGCCTTGGCCGACGAGTGAGGCGATGTATGCGTTCACGCCGTCGGTGACATCCTCAACGTAGGTTTTCGTAATGTTCCGGTCCACGGCCCACATGTGAGCGCGCTGAATTGAATCATTAATCATGTCCGCGGTGCGGCGAACGGACAGAAACATCCACTTGGTGTCATCGGTCAGTGATCGGTTGCCCCACAGGCGGTAACCGTCCTGGCGGATGATGGTGGCAATGCCCCCCTCGTTCAGAAGGTTGGCGCGGGAGTTGGTGTCGCCCAACTTGAAATCGACAGGCCGGGACGTGCCGACAATGCCGTTCACTGGTTTGTTCGAAGGCGACCACCAGAAGCCCAGGTCGTTGTCGATCTTGGCAATGATGCCAGCAACACGTGCTGAGCCGGGCTCGGCGGCGTAACTGCCATCGGGCTGGATGACGGTGGGCCAGGGGTCGATCAGATACACCCGGTCACTGCCAAAGTCTTGCGCGTACTGCTGTGCGGCGTCATCGGTGGTGTTCGGGCCGTCGGCAATAATGATGGCGCGTAGACGCTCGGCAATGCCCAGCAGCTCGGCGACAACCGCGTTACGCTGGCCAGTCTGACGCTGATGGGTGAAGCCTGGAGCACACAGTATGCGCGGGGAGAAGCCAACAACCGATTCGCCCGCCAGCAAGGCCTGAACACCTTCCATCTGGCCGCTCACGGAGTTGGCTCCTCCGATCACGTTGGCCACCGTTGCGGATTCGTCCGCGCCTTCCTCTACCCGGATGACGATGACAACGGCACCCACCTGGTCGAAGATGCCGTCCATGGCCTTGGGCAAGGTGCCAGAAGATCCCAGGCGGGCCGCTTCGGTGCGGGAGCCTGCAATCAAGGTTGGCCGGTTAAGCGGGAAAGGCTCATCTGCGCCGCCTGTCAGGTTGGTAAATTCCCGCGCCCGCATAACGCCGGAACCGTCACTGCCATCGGACAAGGTTGCGGTGATTGGCCCATCAAATCCGCCACTTATCGCGCTTACAACCTCACTGGCCTTCGTTGTAATTCCGGATTCGTCAGCGTCCAAATAAACGGTAGTGTCATTGCCTGAAACCAACAGCCAAACCCCCTGGACCCCTGAACCTTCGTCGTTAATGACAAAGGCCACCCGAGCTCGGTTACCGTCAGTGCCTGCGGTGGTGGCTGTGAACGTGATACCGGTGTTGCTTGGAACGTTTCCAAGGGTCAAGGTCGCAGCAGTCGCGCCCTCAGCATCTGGCGCGGTGCCAACGATGCCGATGACGCCAGAGCGTACGGTCTGAATGGGGCGGGGGCCGGTATCAATTTCGAGTACCTCGACCCCGTGGAGAAATTTACTCATTGCGGTGCCTCGCCTGATCGTGTTTTATCGTAAGCTTAGGATGAAACGATCAGGTCTCTGACTCCGCTGGCAGTGGTTCCTTATTCCTGCGTGTCAGGCCATGAAAAAGTAGGAAGAAGCCCGATCAACTCCGCAGCGGTCGGGCTGTCTGCTGATCCATCACCAACGTGATCGAGGAGCTTATAGCAGAGCGCCCATACATCGTCCCGCCATTCAACGCCTGCCTGGCCTTCGGCGGCAAACTTCGGGTTTGTGCTGGTCGCGTAGGTGCACATGGACAAAATGCCATCGTAATTGCGCTGCTGGGCGGTTTTGTCCATGTGTTTTTGAGCAATGGAGGTGAGGTACCGACGCATATCTTCCGGCAGCATGTCCGCCGGCTCAGACTTCGGCTCAGGATCTGGAGCGGATTCCTCGACAGGTTCATTGACCAGATCCCAACCTTCGCCGGTGTAGATGGCGCGTTTACCCTCCGGGATGGCAGGCGGCGGGATCTCAACGCAGCCAGCTGGGATCAGCCAAACGCCAGGCTCCAGCGGTGACTGGTCAGATTCATCCAGAGTGATAGCGCCCCGGAGCATGTTATGTGCATCGATCTGATAGACAGTTTTCGTATTCATGATGATCCTCAGTACTTGATGCAGTAAAGAACAGTAAGGCTGCGCGGGCGGGTTTCAGCGCCACCTGACGGGCTCACGGTGACTGGGTGGGCGTGCTCGCCGGCTGAATTTATCGTAAGCGGGTGCTCGTGCTCCCCCGCAGGCGAGATGTTGTTGACGCTCCCCAACCTTAGAGCTGCATTGCCAATGTCGTTAGCTCTGATGTGATTTCCAGAATCTTGATTCTCGCCGGTTATAACTTTGGATTGGTGCGCATGATAACCGGCGTTTGTGGCCTTACCACTGTGCGCGTGAAGGCCAGCACTACCAGAACTAGCTGAGTGGCCGTGCGATCGCAACGAATCAGCCTCTTTAGCGCCCACGTTTCGATCTGGAGAAGCGCCCCTCAGAAACTCATTTTGAGAATCTGGCAAGTTGAAAGTGCTGACGCCGTCGCCGGCGCCGCCTACCGTTCCAATCGCGGCGAAGAGATCGGAGTAGGCGATTCGGCTGACGGCCGCGCCATTACACTTCAAGTATCCGGTAGGCGCTGTCGACGTCATAAACGGTATAAGCGCCCCCGCCGGAACGCCAACCATTCGGGTTTTCTTGGGCGTCATGGCCTTGATGTCATCCTCGCCGTCCCAAGCCTCTTGATCGTCGGCAATCTCGATCACACCTTTCACGGTTTCCGAGGCTGGGGGGTTCGTGAACGTCAGATCGCCAAAGTTCAGGCTGGTTGCGTCCAGGGTTTCGAGAACCACATCGACCGCCAGAAGGAGAGAAGATCCGGCGTTCTTCTCAGCAACCCAGCCACTGCCGGAGGGCTGCGAGAAAACCGCGAACAGGACGCCGGCATCCGTGAACAGGCCGAATTCGCCTACCTGGTAGTCGTCCGAGGATTCATCCTTCAGCACCACGTTAATTGTGTCATCGGCAACCACTTCGCCGGAGATCGTGTCGATGCGCTTGAACTCATTGGTCAGCGCGGCCTGAGTGGCGCTCGGGGTGTACTGTCCGGAGCCCAGGGCAATCCCGGCAATGGTGACCGGCGCGGTGCCGCTATTCTCGGCGTTAACCAGTGCCTGGCGGCCAGCGTCGGTGATGGTAATGGTCATTGACATGTTCAGGCCTCAGTCAGAGTCAGTCGTTTGTAAGTCAGCGTCCGGGCTACCGCCTGCAAGCCGATCCCGCCAGTGGCGGAAAGGCCGGCGGTCAATGTGAAATGCGACCGCACCGGCTTGGTTCGGTTGATCTCGTTGATGATGTCCGCCTGGAATCCGGAATCGCCCGGGGCGTTCGCTCCCAGGGTCAGCTTAACGTCGAAGGTGTGCGGCGTGCCTTTTGGTGATGTTTGCCACCACTCACGCAGCGTGACGCTTGAACCGAAAGCCGATACGGCGCTTCTGACCGCCTGAGCGGTACCTTTCTTGCGCTGGATGGCGATAGCGTCACGGATTCGCTGGCGCTTTATGGCCTCGCTCCAGTACGGCTTCCAGGCATCGAGTGACAGTGACCATGCCAGGTACGGCAGTAGATCTACCGGACAGGTGCGCGGATTCCACAGATCACGAATGGTGACTGGAACCACTGCCAGCCGGGAGGTCGCCGACTCCATGCCCAGCTCATGGGGTGTGGCATTGCTGGGGAGCAGTGTGTCGTCACTCATCCACACCCCCGTCGGTGAGTGTGATAGTTGTGCAGAAGGCCGCTTCGGTTTTGTCGACCGAGATATTCGCGTTCGGGGAGGTCAGCTCCACCCTCTGCACGCCGGGACGGTGCAGGGCGGCATAAATGCCGGACAGGGTGACATCCACGCCCAGGCGGTGACCGTCCGCGACATACGTGTTGATTGCAGCCTGGGCTTGCGAGAGCACTTCCTCGTTACCCGGGCCACTGTAGAAATATAGGGTTGCTTCGATGCTGTAACTGATGATCGTTGCGCCCTGAACGGTCACATGGTCAGTCAGAGGGCGAACAGACTCTCTGGACAGCGCCGTGCTCACGGCAGACACCAGATCGGAGCTTGCCGAACCATTACCGACGCGAGAGAGGACGGTGATGGTCACATCGCCGGGGCTTGGGCTGATTGCACTGGTATCGAGGACGGCGCCATCGGCACTGATCGCATGGAAGATATAAGCGCCTTCTGGCCCTGCGGTGCTGAAGCCTTCTGGAGAAAGCTGGATTCGGCGGCGGAAGTCGGTGTCAGACTCATACGTCGGCGGTACCGGAGGGATCGCGGCGGCGTCACCGTCATCGATGAGCAGTCGCGGAACGTTCAGCAGAGCGCCTAGGTTGTCCAGGTCCGCGCCAGCGGCATAAGGCAACATGACGGCGCGGCTGGCTTCGTTGACCCGTTGACGGATCAGGACTTCACGGAAGGCTGCCACTTGCAGAATTTTGTACGCCGGGTCGCTTTCGGTCATGGCGGTGAAAGACTCATCCCGGGCTTGCAGATCCGCCAGCATGCTCTGAAAGATTTGTTCAAAGCTGATTTCTTCAACAACATCGGGTGCGGGCAGTTTTGAAATATCAATCGCGGTAAAGGTGCTCATGTGACCCTGATCCCGTCCAGTGTGATGATTTCGCCTTCGGGCAGATATTCGCCGGTGATTTCCAGGTCAATTTTTCCGGGTC